TTCTATTTGTGGATTTAGTGAAGAAACAAAAATATTTGAACATCAACCGTATGATCATATTAATAATGTTAATTTATTAGCAGATCGAATTATGAGTTCTTTTGTACAGATAGTATCTGAAACAATAGGTACTTCATATAATCCGTATTTGACAGAAAAATCATTATTTCCTATTATTTGTAAAACATTATGGGTTGGGTACAATCAACCAAATTTTCATAAATATTTGGAAAAATTCTATGGCTTTAAGAATTACAATAAAATATTTGATTATACGTTTGATCAAATTGATAATCCAATAATTCGATTAGTTACTCTTATGACCATGCTAAGTAAGTTTGAAAAGTTATCAAAAGCAGACAAGCACGACCTGTATCTATTAGAAAATGATACAATTGAGTTTAATTATAATCATTACTACAGTGGAGATTGTATGAAACAGTTGACAGCACTTTGTAATGTGTTATAATATATAAAATAAGTTAATATCAACATAGGACTAAAAATTATGGCAAAACCATTTGACATCAGTAAATTTAGAAAAAGTATTACCAAAAGCATTGACGGATTAGGTATTGGATTCAACGATCCAACTGATTGGATCTCAACAGGCAACTACACACTAAACTACCTATTATCCGGAGACTTTAACAAAGGTATTCCGATGGGCAAGGTAACTGTGTTTGCTGGTGAATCAGGAGCAGGTAAAAGTTTTATCTGTTCGGGTAACATTGTACGTCACGCACAAGAGCAAGGCATTTATGTTATCTTAATCGACACAGAAAACGCACTTGACGAAGCATGGTTACACGCATTAGGTGTAGATACAGACGAAAGCAAGTTACTTAAACTGAATATGGCTATGATTGACGATGTAGCCAAGGTTATCAGTGACTTTGTTAAGGAGTATCGTACACTTCCAGAAGAAGACCGTCCTAAAGTATTGTTTGTTTTAGACAGCTTAGGTATGATGCTAACCCCAACAGACGTTAACCAGTTTGAAGCAGGTGAAATGAAAGGTGACATGGGTCGTAAACCTAAAGCACTTACAGCACTTGTACGTAACTGTGTAAACATGTTTGGTACATTGAACTTAGGTCTAGTGGCAACTAATCACACATACGCAAGTCAAGATATGTTTGACCCAGATGATAAAATTTCAGGTGGTCAAGGCTTTATCTACGCATCAAGTATTGTTGTAGCTATGCGTAAACTTAAACTTAAAACAGACGCTGACGGTAACAAGACTACAACTGTTAACGGTATACGTGCGGCTTGTAAGATTATGAAAACACGTTATGCTAAACCGTTTGAGTCAGTCCAAGTAGAGATTCCATATGAAACTGGTATGAGTCCTTACTCAGGTATGGTAGATATGTTAGAAGCTAAGAACATGCTTAAGAAAGAAGGCAACAGTTTAGTCTATACACTAGCAGATAAGGTTGTTATTAAAAAATTCCGTAAAGCGTGGGAACGTAACGAAGATGAATGTTTAGATAAAGTTATGAAAGAAATTTCGTCTAATCTGCATCTGCTAAGTATAACAACTACTGAAGTTGCAGATGATGTATCTGAAAACGAAGTACTCGAGCAAGGGACTGAATAATGAGTATTGATGTAGAAATTTTAAGTGAAATGTGGCTTACTACTAAGGAATATATTTCGCAAAAGGATCGCCAAGCAGTAGCAGATCATGTGGTTAATGTAGTTGCTGATCACAGCATTACAGAAGCAGATTTGAAGAAGTTTGGCGGCACTGATGCTTACCTTCGACGAGCAGTTGAGGAATACTTAGGCGAAGAAGCTGAACCTGACAACGATTACGATGACGAGTAATAGTTTTCCTTACATTCATGGCCAATAATTTTTATTGTTCTCAGAAATTTTGGTGGTTGTCAATTGATACTGAAAAGTTAACAACACAAAGTTGTTGTGCTGCTGCTCCTCATAAAATTAATATTGATTGGGTAAGTAAGAATCCTGGGAATATATTCAACACGACTGAACTCCAACAAGAACGTACAATGATGTTAGATAATATTCCGGTAGCATCATGCCATACTAATTGTTGGGAACCAGAAAGTAAAGTCACTGTAATCTAACCTGCGTATATTGTTGTAAACAATACAGCACAGCTTGGTTAACTGACATAGAACTAAATGGACCATATAATGTAGATGGAGTTGGTGATAGATTTACGATCAACAATAAAGATCATGCTTTGCGTAAACTAAGTCAGAAAGAAATTAATATATCTCCTAATAAAAAACTATTATTAAACGAAATAAAATTAATTTGTCAAAACTCTAACCTAACTCATATTACTATTTCTGGAGGAGAACCATTTCTTTATCTCTTTTTAACTGACTTATTAGATATGATACCATCTACTATTACTGTAGATATTTCTACGGGGCTAGGGTTAGATGAAAAGAGATTTATAAAAACATTAGACAAATTAATAAAATACCAAAATTTAACTATATCAATTAGCGCAGAAAGTATTGGTGAGTATTATGAATTTATTCGAAATGGAAATTCGTGGCAGAGATTTTTAAACAATCTGTCAGAAATAAAAAAACGAAGAATCAACTATCAATTTAACGCAGTACTTAGTAATCTGACATTATTCGGAATAAATGATTTTGTTAAATTTGCTGATGGTGCTACTATAACATATCAGCCGTGTAATGATCCAAATTTTTTGTCTATTAATACTATTGACTCGATAAGTAAACAGATAATACAAAACAATATAGATAGATTACCAGCAGATATACAATTATTAATTAAAACTTCAATGAAGGTTAAATCAACTGACCAACAGCGAACAAATTTAAAAAACTATTTAATAGAATTTGCAAATAGAAAACAGTTAATTTTGGATATATTCCCAAAACATTTTATAAATTGGATCAATGAATAATGTGGTATAATAAAGTAGTACAAAATATTGGCACTTTGCCCGACTTTATCGATTACTACACTACTGAACTAGATGTAGCTAAACGTGAAGTTAAGGTAAATGGCAATATTGAAAAAGGGCTAGCCACATTGCCCGGCGTTACTGAGCAACGTTTCAATCAACTACAAGAGATTGAAGCGGTGCTTAACTTTCTCAATATTAAACTTCGCAAAATCCGACAGGATCATTACAAAAAGTATCTTGAAGCCTACGCACGTGCGCTGACTAGTCGCGATGCTGAAAAGTATGTTGATGGCGAAAGCGAAGTTATTGATATGGAAACAATCATTAACGAAGTAGCTCTACTGCGTAACAAATGGTTGGGTATTATGAAAGGGCTTGAAGCAAAATCGTATATGATTGGACACATTGTTAGACTGCGCACAGCAGGAATGGAAGATGCAACAGTTAATCAATAACGTAGACGAACTGTTGGCACAATGGGAAGAGATTAAATACGTTTCTTCTCATATTGGCCCAAACGATGATATTGACATATTGGATTATATGAATCGCAAGGGCGAGCTAATGAACTATTCACAAGAACTGCGCTATGCAAGATTAAGCAACAATGCCGCAGACGAGGCAGCGTACACAGCAAAATTCATAGAAGCATATACTAACTTCAGTAAAGATTTTATTTTTAGGATATTAAAAAATGGCTAGACACGCACTTAAGGTATTAAATCAACTTAGGGAATATGATAGCTTTCTTGATAGCTTACATACAATTGTAGATATGGGCTGCGGCTCAGGAGAAGATATTACATGGTGGGCTACATTAGAATCGCGCGATGATCCACCGAAACCATACAACTACAATTGTTTTGCGGTTGATCGAAATGCTGATAAATTAGCACAGATTCCCAAACTTAAAAATATTCACACATACGAAAAAGATTTTAATCAACCTCATTGTATACCTGGATCGGCAGACCTACTGTGGTCACATGATAGCTTACAATATAGTACTAATCCTATCGAAACGTTACGTGTGTGGAACATGCAGATGAATGTTGATGCTATGCTAGTATTAAGCATACCGCAACATAGCGGAGTTGCTGATAACAAATACTACAGCCGTACACATAGCGGTTGTTTTTATAACTTTACTCCGACTAGTTTAATTTATATGCTAGCGGTAAATGGATTTGACTGTAAAGATGCTTATCTACTTAAAGAATTTAATGATCCGTGGATACACATAGCAGTATACAAATCAGCTATTGCTCCAATGGATGCTTCAACAACATCATGGTTTGATCTTATTGATGCTGGTTTATTAAACACATCTGTAGTTGATTCAATTAATTCGTATGGATATTTACGTCAGGAAGATATATTGTATCCGTGGTTAGATAGAGAAAATTATTTTATTGATTATGTAAGTCAATGGACTGAAATACCAGAAGAAGCTACACGAACGTTTGATGGAGTTATTAACATTTCTACTCCTTCGGATAAACAAACCATTAAACAAGCAAATATACTTAAAAAAGAACCTAAGATAGCGATACCAATTGGTATCCTTCGCCCACCAAAGAAAAAATATGATTAATCGTGTTGTATTAGTAACAGGCGGATTTGATCCCCTACACAGTGGCCACATAGAATACTTTAAAGCTGCCAAACAATTAGGCAATATACTTGTTGTTGGAGTAAACAGCGATGCTTGGGTAGCTCGTAAGAAGGGCCGTGCGTTTATGCCCAGCACCGAGCGTATTGCTATTATCGAAAACTTGAAGATGGTTGACCATTGTATATTATTTGA